AACCTCGAAGTCCTCGCCGTTCTGGCTCCAGCTGACGGTGCGCTTCACGAGATCGCCGGAGAACGCACCGACCTTCTGCAGCGACTCAATGCTCAGCTTCATACTTTCTTGATCCAGGCAGAGCCGCCGCTGCGCTGAATGGTGGCCGCAGTGGTAACCACCGAGTTCGATGCGAAGTCCATCGGGAAGTCGCTGACGTAGCCCTGGAAGGTGAACCAAGTGCGAGTCGTCGGCAGGGTCACTTCGTCAGCAACTACAGTCGGCGCATCGGTGCCGTCGGACCAGCCGACGTACCAGTCGATGGTTTCAATGGTGTCGTCTTCGCTCAGCTCGTGGAGACGAATGTGCGAGGCGTTGCGCGGGTCGGCGTTGATGGTCAGCGATGCCTGCCCAGGCGTGCGCAGGCCGCGCTTGTAGGTCCGCACATTGGATTCAAGGCAGGTGTCCTCAATCTGGTCAGCCGGCGCGCCGCCCGGGTTGAATGCAGTTACGCACTCGACCGCAACGATAGTGCCGTCCTCCGGGTCTTTGAAGTAAACCTGCGTGCCTTGGGAAAGGATGCTCATTTGTGTTCCTCGTCGGGGTCTTTTGGGCAATAAAAAACCCGCTCGGAGGCGGGTTGTTGGGGTGATTCGGTTTAGCGGTGGACGTACCAGTCCGCGTCGAAGCTGATTCGATAGCTTCCGGTTTCGGGGTCGCGTGACTCTCCGCCCCATCGCGTAATGTGGGCGTGCGTCTCGATGACGTCTCTCAGCGCCGCAGCGACGCTTCTACCGCTAGCCAGGCTGTTCGCCCACACATCGACCTGAATCGCGTAAGAGTCGATATCTGGTCGGTTGCTGATGTAGTTCTCTGGACTGCCGCCGATCTGTGTCCAGGTTGCGTACGGATACGCCACGCCCTCAGGCGCTTCTCCGGCAGGGAACAGGCGCGTCGGAGCCGTGCCAAGCAGCGCAGTCGAGGCCGGATCTGCTGCGACCTTTTCAAATATCGGTGCGAACATTATTTAGCCCCTGCCGACTGCTTCTTGGCTGCCCTTTTCAAAGCTCTATCGATAGCCTTTTCGTACTCTTTCACGAAGATATCCGTTGCCTGGCCTATGTTCTGTTCAAGCGCAGGCCGTAGGAACGGCTGAGCTACGGTTTTCTCCGTTCCGAACTCCACGTATCGGAAGTGCCTTGTATCACCGCCAGGCAGCCCAGAGAGCTCAGCGCCCGACTTGCTTCCGCCAGCCCCTCCCATGACGCCCACGCGAAAACCAAGATCTCCAGTCCGCTTAAATAGGCGGCCATTCCAGCGCTCAACGATGTTTGCGCTGATGTTTGCAGCTGTCTCTGGGTCGTCGATGCGGGCGGCGTTTTGCTTTGCGGCATCACGTATTGCCTGCGCTGCCTTGCGCAGCGCCGATCGCCCGCCCTTGCGCTTCACGTCATAGCTGACCGCTTCCAGCTTGCCGAGCAGCGAATCTAGGCCCGTCAGGCTGAAATCGAAGGAGTCAGCCATCAGATACGCCCTCTGAAACCGGCAAAGTGAGGTATTCGAGCCCGGAATGGGCGTCAGGCAGCGCGCCTTGGATCGCGTAAACCTTGCCGCGGTGCAGAATCCGCATCGTCGGCAGGATGCCTTCGCGGTAGCGAATGACGATTCGAGCTGTGATTTCCGACTGATTCGCCTGCGCGGCAATGAAATCTCGTGCGGAAAGCGGCTCGATCGAGGCCCAGACGGACGCAAAATCAGTCCAGCCAGGCAGCATTTCGCCCGAAACAGGGTCTTGCGTGAGACCAGGCGCCTGAATCGTCACCTTGTGGCGCAGTTTTCCGGCTCTCATACGCCTAACCCTACGCGGTGGAAGTGCAGCAGGCGCTCCACGGTCTGGTTATCGACGCGCGACACGCCAACAAAGGCGCCTTCCCGATTTTCGTACAGATCACCGATAACGAGCAGCAGCGCAGCCCGAACCGAGGCGGGAACCGGCACCGGAGCACCTAGATCGTCCAGCCAAGGCAGCGAACGGCCTAGATACTGGGTCGCGTAGTCCTCGGCAGCCTCACTCAGCAGCGTTAGCTGGGCGTCTTCCTCGTTTCCGTCCAGCCGCAGGTGCGCTTTGATCTCGTCCAGCGTCAACACTGCCATGGCGCGGCTCCTCGTGGATGACTTTCGTCTCGTAAATCTCAACGAAGCGCTTGACCGGGGCCAATTGCGCTTCGGTTGCTTCGAATTCTTGACCTTTCACTACACGTCCAAGCTCGTCGTGCAGGAAGCCTTTTTTTGCTTTCGCTTTGATTTGCATCTTGCCCTCCAAAACGGGGCCGGAATTACCCAGCCCCTATTGGTTACGCGGCGGTGATCGGGCCGTACATGATCGCAACCGGGCGATCTACAGCCAGACCAAGGCGCTCTTCGGCGCGGATGGTCACCAGGTTCTTGGTGAAGTCATCGTTGACAAAGCCCATCTCGACCACAGCGCCCTGGCGCTGGTAGATGGTCGCGGCATTGCGCAGCGAGCCCACCAGGAACTGACCGGCCGGCATGTTGGCGGAGATAACGATCTGAACGCCGAAGGCGCTCATGTTGCCGCTAACGCCGGGCGCACCGTACAGGTAAGCGCCGGTGCCAGTGCCTTCGCGGGCAAGCTCCATTGCCGCCCAGTCAGCCGGGTTGACGACCGCGGTGTCAACCATTTCGCCTACGGCCCAGCGGTTGTACTTGGCCTTGTTGATGGACTCGACCAGATTCGCGCCGCTGGTGGCGGTGAACGCGGTGAAGTTGCCAGCATCGGTCAGGCCGGACAGGTTCGGGCTTACGCCGTCGCCCAGCATGATCTGACGATCGACGCGCTGATCCAGGCCGTCACGCAGACGGGTATCGATGTACGCAGCAACAGCGGGCGCATCGGCCAGCAGCTGGTTCGACACCTTGATCCAATGCGCGATGGTCTGGATCGGCACATCGTATTCTTCGAAGGTCAGCGCGGATTCAGGCTTGGCTGCGCCTTGCGCCACTTCAGCCGCGGCGTTGGTCCATGCCAGTTCGCGCAGCGACTTCACGCTGTTGACGTTGACCTGAATGGTCGGGATCAACTGACGCAGGGTCAGCGGAGCGAAGCTGCCGGGAATGATGCCGGGGCGCTGCATCGGGAAAGTGGTAGTGCCGTCGGCAAGGACGGTGTTCTTCACTTCCAGGCGGACCTTTTCACGCTGGCCGGATACCAGCGACTTGAAAGCCTCGGAGCTGACGAACTCCATACCGGCAGTTTCGCTTTTGCCTTCGGTGGAGGCCGGGGTCTGCTTCTGAGCCAGATCAATCATCTGCTCTTTCAGCCCCTTGTACTGCTCCGCCAGCTTCTCGATCTCGCCGGTCAGTTCGGTTTTCACCTGGCCGGTGGATTTGGCCAGCTCGGCGTTGTACTCGGACATTTTGGATTGCAGCTGATCCTGAACGCCTTTCAGGCCTTGCTCGATAACGCTCTTGAGTTCTTCGCTCATGATTTTCTCTCTCAGATTTGCGGGATTTGGAAGTGCTGGAAGATTCCCGCAATCTCTGCGGTTTTCGTTTCTGCCTCACGCTCGCCGTGAGCCAAGGCCTTGATGCGCGATACCAGCGAACACGCTTCAGACCGGGTAAATCCTTGGTTGCGGAGCAGTTCTTCGGCCTCTTTGAGGCTGTCGACTCGCTCAATTGCCGACTTCACGTCGCCAATCAGGGCATTGAGGTCGGCTGGAGACTCGACGACGCTGATCTCGACCAAGTCGATTTGCTTGAGCAGGCGAACGTCGCCTTTCTTTTCCGAACCGCCTGCAGGAACGCGATAACCGATCGAGAGGCCGCTGACCGCGCCGTGCTTCATCAGCGCGTAAACGTCAGAGGCAACGGAATGGCCGGGTGTCAATTCACCCTCGACATACAAGCCGCGCTCGTCTTCTTCAACCTTGAGCCACTTGCCGATGACGGGGCCGGTGTGATTCCAGCGCATTGCGATTGGCCGCTCACGCTGGGTCACGGTTTTGGAATAGGCGCCAGGAATAACGGTGTCGCCGTGGCTGTCGACACCGTTGAACTTGGATGCGTAGCCAGAAAAAAAGCCCTTTCGGGCTTCGTCAAACTTGATCTCGAATTCACCGAGGCTCAGATTCTTGCGTTCCACTCGGAACCTCCTGCACCGGCTTCTGCCCGGCGTTTTCGATTGGGATCATGGCGCCCTGAATCAGCAGCTTGTCGCCGCCTGGTAGCGATGGCCGGCCTTCGTCGATGCGCGCTTCGTTTGGCGTGAGCTGACCAGAGTTGATTGCTTCGCGGTTGGCCTGCATGCGGGTCTGGAGATCGGCACGCAACAGCGCGGCGTCAAAGTCGAACTCGCATTCATATTTTCCCGCCTCTGCCGGGTCCATCAGCCAGCGCGGCACCGATGCTTCAAACTTCTCTAGGTACGGGCGAAGGTTCAGCTTGTAGAACGCGGCCAGAATCTCGTAGACGTTGCTTCCAAGGCTGGATTGCCCGAACGTCTGGTTCAGCAGAATCGAAGGCACACCGAAGAATCGGCCGATGTCCTCGATCTGGAACCGGCGCGAGTCGAGTAACTGGATGTCCTGCGGGGTCATGCTGATTTGCTGGTACTGCATGCCAGCTTCCAGCACAAACAGACGGTCATCGTTGCCGGCCTCAAGCCCCGCAAACGAGCTTCGAACTTGCTGGCGTTGCGCCTCGGTCAGTGTCTTGTCGATGGTCAGCACGCCGGAAGGCTTCGCACCGTTGCTGTAGACGCGTGAGACGCGATTGTCCGCAGCGATGGCAATGCCGATGCTGTTTCGTGCGTAGCTGAGCGGAGAGAGCCCCACAATGCCATTGCCGAACAGTTTGACGTGCCACATCGAACGGTCGCTGTAGACCTTGACGTTTGCGCCGGTCGTGTAGGCGTGAACCACCGTGCCGTCGTCGAGCAGTGACGTTTCCACCTGGGACGATGACACGGGTAGAAGGCCGACAATCTCATCACCGAGGCGCTGAATGATGGCGTAAGCGTTGCCGCTGATTGCCAGATTGAGCGCCATCGACTCCCAAAACTCGACGTCTGTCTGGTACTGGTTCGGCTTTCGGGTCAACACACGGTGCAGCGGGTGCTCGGTTGCCACCTTTCGCCCATCAGGACTGGTCTCGTAGATGTTGAAAGGCATCGAGCCAATGGTTTCGGAGATCAGCTTGACCGCCGCCCACACCGGACTTATTTGCATGGCGCTGTCGAACGTGACCTCAGCGGCCGATTCGTTGCCGTACCCGCCAGGCATCCCGCTCTGCAGACCGGCGTCGCGCGTTGGGGCGCCGGGGGATCGAAAGAAGCCCCGGAGGCTGTAGAAAAGTCCCATTCAGAGCACCAGAGGGTCAGATAAGAAGGAATCGAGGTCGATGCGGTCGGCTTCAGGCTGGCCGGCAACGCCAAGCGCCATCGCCAACGCCACCATCCCGTCGATGCGGCCGGTTGCTTTGTGTTTATCGAGCTTGCGGTTGCCCGCAGGGTCTTTCGTGATTACGGCGTTCGCCGCGCACATGGTCAGCACTGGATGCATGCCGTGACGGATGCGCCCGTTGAGCAGATCCGCCTCTAGCTGGTCGAGCGCTGGGCTCATGTCCTTGAAGCCCTGGCCGTGCTCCTTCAGCGGGAACTCAAGACCAAGCGCTTCGGCGTCTTTTCGGAAGATATCGATGCGCCAACGGTCGAAACCGATCAGCTCCACCTCGTTTCCACCCATGATTTCGGCCATCTCAGCGCAGACAAAGCCGTAATCCACCGTCGAGCCTGGCGTTGTCCGAAGGAAGCCTTCGCGGACCCAGAGGTCATACGGCACCC